TCCACGAGTTAAACAAGGCACAGATGCACTACGCAACTACCGCCGAGAGTACGATGAGAAGCGCAATGTTTTCTACGACAAGCCCCTGCATGATTGGTCGTCCCACGCTTCGGATGCCTTTAGGTATCTCGCTGTGGGCTTAAACACATCGTCTACATGGGATAAACCGCTTAACGTGAATACGAAATGGATAGTGTGAAAGCAAAATCACGTTCAGAAGCCAAAAAATTAGGGCTAAAAACTTACTTTACTGGCAAGCCGTGTAAACATGGAAACATTGAAGAAAGACTTTCAAACGGTCGGTGTTTGTGTAGAGATTGCAAAGATGTGGTAAAAATTGCCTCAATGAACTGGTATTACAAAACGAATCCCAAAAGACAATTTACAGAAAAGCAAAGAATTCAAAACAAACTTTGGAAGCAGAACAACAAAGCCAAAGTAAACGCTATAAACGCAAATCGCCGGTCTTTAGTTTCAATGGCTATTCCAACGTGGTTTTCAGATTTTGATGAATTTGTCATTCAAGGGGCGTTTGACCTCTGCCAAAAAAGAGAAATTGCAACTGGGATAAAGTGGAATGTTGACCACATGATTCCCCTGAAGTCTAAAAATGCCTGTGGGTTGCATTGTGCAGATAACATCCAAGTTATCCCTCAGTCATTAAATTGTGCAAAAAGAAATGACATGACCTTCACCAACCCTTTTGAATGGTTACAAAATGCAAGAATTTGACCTACAAGCCATCCTTGATAACGAGATTGACAACGCCATTGGCTACATCAACACCGAGACGGTAGAGGAGCGCCGTGACGCTTTGATGTCGTACAACCGCGAACCCTATGGCAACGAAGTCGAGGGTCGGTCTACCATCGTTACGGGCGAAGTCGCAGAAGCGATAGACGGCGCACTCCCACAGCTTATCCGTATCTTTACGCAGTCGGACAACGTGGTGCGGTTCGAGCCAAAGGCCCCGGGCGACGAGGAAGCCGCCAAGCAAGCCACCGAGTATTGCAACTGGGTGCTGATGAACGATAACCCAGGCTTTGAGGTATTCCACACTTGGTTCAAGGACGCGCTCCTACAAAAGAACGGCGTAATCAAGGTCTGGTGGAACGACGACACAGACGTAACTAAAGAGAAGTACGAGAACCTCTCTGACGAAGAACTTACAATGCTTCTGTCAGACGGCACGATGGAAATCGTAAGCCAAGAGCAGGTTCAGGTAGGCGAGATGCCTTCAATGATTCCTGACCCCGAAACAGGGATGCCAGTTCAGGTAATGCAGCCCATCTTTGCCTACAACGTCAAAGTTAAGAAAATCAACAAAAAGGGTTCGGTCAAGGTCGAGAACGTCCCGCCCGAGGAGTTCTTAATCTCCAAGAAGACCAGCCGGATTGCTGATTCGCCCTTTGTAGCCCACAGGAAACTGACGACCCGTTCCGAGTTGATAGCGATGGGGTTCAAGGCTAAAGAGATTGACGAGTTACCAGCCTACGATGACCTGACGTTCACCCCTGAGAGGGTAGCGCGGTTCCCGAACGGTGAGCAGCCAGATGACCCCAGCCTCGATGCCAGCATGGACGAGATTGAGACGTTTGAGTGCTACATTCGGACGGACTACGATGGGGACGGGATTGCTGAGTTGCGCCGTGTGTTCTACGCAGGAAGCACAATCCTAGAGAACGAGGAAGCCGACTTTATCCCGTTTTGCTCCGTCTGCCCAATCCCAATGCCGCACAAGTTCTTCGGTCATTCCTTGGCCGACAGGGTTAGCGACATCCAAAAGATTAAAACCACGATTACCCGCCAGATGTTAGACAACCTGTACCTGTCTAACAATGCACGCATGGCAGTAGTGGATGGGCAAGTAAACCTAGACGATATGCTGACAGTCACCCCTGGTGGCATTGTCCGCGTCAAGAACCCACAAGCTATTACCCCGCTAACCGTGCCTTTGGTGGCCAACCAAGCCTTCCCCATGCTTGGGTATATGGACGAGGTACAACAGAAGCGCACGGGCGTTACACAGGCTTCTCAGGGCTTAGACCCCAATATCCTGCAAAACGCTACCGCAACAGCCGTGGCTATGGTTCAGAACGCAGGTGCGGCAAAGGTTGAGTTGATTGCTAGGATATTCGCCGAAAGCGGTGTAAAAGACCTGTTTAAGTCCATTCTCCACTTGGTCTGCAAATACCAAGACAAGGAACGGATTGTGCGGATGCGTGGCAAGTTCGTACCTATTGACCCCCGCGAGTGGTCTAACGAGTACGACATTTCCATCAACGTAGGGTTGGGAACAGGCAACCGCGAACAGCAGATGGCTATGACCGCCGCCGTTCTCCAGAAGCAGGAACAAATCCTAGCCCAGATGGGTATGGCCAATCCCCTTGTGTCCCCAAGTCAGTACCGCAATACCTTGGGAAGGTTCATCGAGTCCGCAGGGTTCAAGGACACCAACGAGTTCTTCCGCGAGATTACGCCTGAGATGGAACAGCAGATGATGCAACCCCAGCAACCGGCTCCGAACCCAGCGATGGAAGCCATCATGCAACAGGCGCAAGCCCAGATTGAGATTGACCGCGCCAAGGCATTGAACGACATCGAGATTGCCAAAGGCAAGGCCGCCGCCTCAATTCAGTTGGAACGCGAGAAAGCCGCCGCCCAGCTACAACTCAAGACGGCAGAGTTCCAAGCAGAGGCGCAGCTTAAAGCCGCCAAGGTCGGGGCACAGATTACAGGAAACGTGGAGATACCTGGTTGAACGAAACAGAACGGGCAATAGCCTTCTTGCAAGACGAGTTTTTCATGGGTGTTGTAGAAAAGCAACGCCTGATGTATATTTCCAACATATTAGACAGTCGGGATGAGGATGTGGATGTTCGTGAACGCGAGCGCCTAAAACTCAAAGGGCTGGACGAGTTTGTAGCGTCACTCAAGTCAATAGCCATGCAAAAGGAGATTGACAAGAAACGCTGGAAAGTTTTTTAACTACTAGGAGTCACAGATGGAGCAGACCAACCCGCAAGGGAGTCCAACAGTAGACGATGCAGCCGCCAAAATCTTTGGGATGCTGGAACCAGAGCAGCCAGAAGGCCAAGCCGAGGAACTAGCGCAAGAAGAAACCGAGGAGTACGAAGCGCAAGCCGAGGAATCCGAGGAAGCGGAAGGCGAGGAAGTTCAAGAAGAAGAAGTCCAAGAACCACAACGGTTTCGTGTCAAAGTTGACAACGAAGAACTAGAGGTGGACTTAGACGAACTCATCAAGGGATATTCCCGCACATCAGATTACACAAAAAAGACGCAGACTCTAGCTGAACAGCGTAAGGCAGTCGAGGCCGAACGCCAAAAGATAGAAGAAGCCGCCAAACTCCGTGATACCTACGCCCAACGGTTGCAAGTCATCGAGCAGATGCTTGAGCAGCCCGAGGAAGATATTTCTGCCCTAAAAGACCAAGACCCCATTGGGTACGCCGTCAAAATGGCAGAGAAAATGGAACGCGATAGGCAACTCCAGGCAGTCCGCGCAGAACGCGAATCCGTACAAGCGAAACAGGCTTCTGAACAACAGGAACGCTTAAAGTCGCACATTAACCAAGAAACGGAACGGCTCAAAGCCGCCATCCCAGACTTGGCTGATGATGTCAAAGGCGAGATTATCCGCAGAGACATTCGGAACTACGCTAAGTCTATTGGCTGGACAGACCAAGAGTTGTCGCAGGTGTACGACCACCGCGCAGTCCTATCCCTTTATCAGGGTATGCAATACGAGAAGTTGATGAAAGGCAAATCAGTAGCCCAGAAAAAGGTTGCCGAAGCCCCGAAATCACTTCGCCCCGGAACCGGCGGTCAGAAGGTTGACAAGGATTCCGAAGCGGTCAAGAAACTGACCAAGCAACTCAAAACATCTGGTCGCCCGCGAGATGCGGCGGCTTTATTTGAACGATTCCTCTAAGGAGATTAAATCATGTCAGTACCCTCAAATACCTACCTGCGGTACACCAGCATTGGTGTCCGCGAAGACTTAGCAAACGTCATTTATGACATCAGCCCCACCGACACGCCAATCATGTCGTCCATCGGCAAGGCACGCGCAACCCAGACCAACCACGAGTGGCAGACTGACGCATTGGCAGCCGCTACGACTGCTAACGCCCTCATCGAAGGTGATGACGCAGCCGCTTCCTCGTTGGCTCCCACGACCCGTGTTGGCAACTTCACGCAAATCGTTGGTAAGACCGTTCAGGTTTCGGGCACGCTTGAGGCAGTAGACAAGGCTGGCCGTAAGTCTGAGAAGGCTTACCAGTTGGCTAAAGCAGCCTCCGAAATCAAGCGCGACATCGAGACAATCATCACGGCTAACCAAGCCAAGACCAACGGTACGGCTACTTCTGGCGCTCGTAAGATGGGTTCGCTCCTGTCCTACATCACCAGCAACGTATCCAAGGGTTCGGCTGGTACAAACCCGACAGGCGACGGCTCGGACATCCGTTCCGACACCACGACCCGTACGTTCCTTGAGTCCATGCTCAAAGACGTAGCACAGCAAATCTTCGAAGACGGCGGCACACCCAAGATGTTGGTTGTTCCTCCCGGACTCAAGGCTACTGTGTCTGGCTTTGCTGGTGTTGCACAGCAGCGTTATGTCACCGGTGCAGAGCCAACGACTATCGTTGCCGCCGCTGGTGCTTACCTCTCGGACTTCGGCCTCATCAGCATCGTTCCTGACCGCTTTATGCGTTCAACCGCTGCCCTGATGCTCGACTCTGAGTATGCAGCCTTGGCTTACCTCCGTCCTTTCCAAACGAACGACCTGGCAAAGACCGGCGACTCTGACAAGACTCAGATTCTTGCCGAACTGACCCTCGAAGTTCGTAACGAGAAGGCACACGGCGGTGTATTTGACATCAAAGCAGCGTAACTTGTGATAGAATCGGCGGTGGGGTATTCCCACCGTCGGTTTTATGGGATTAGAGATGCGAAAACTGGCTGAAGAACAGACGATAGAGGGAAAGCGTACTTGGTTTGCGGACGGAGATGGCGGGCTTGTCATCAGGGACGAACAAAACGTCGCACCAATCCTAGAGGCCAACAAGGCTTCTTATAACCAGATAGACGAACGCGCACGCTGGGGTGATGGTGCGCGGGTTGCGGAGATTCCCAATT